AATATAACTTGTTAGATTATTATAATGGAACATTTGTAGCTGCTTGTGAAGGAACAACATCTTTATCCTATCTTGCAACATCAACAAATGGAACATCTTGGACATTAAGAGGTTTCTATTCTACAGATATGGAAACAGCAAAGGTATATAACCTTGATGGTTGTTTCTATATTACAACTTATTATGGAAACTATACAAGCAAAGATGGAGTTATAGTAAGACCAGCTTCAGGCATGCCTTGGAGTAATACGGATTTATATTATTATGCAAACAAGTATTATACTGATGATAAATGTTTTATTACATCATTGGAAAATACTGGTGTAAGTGGAACTCCTATTCAAGGAGCATATATCTCTTCATCTTTTTACACAATCAAATATATTGAAGCATATGAGGCACTATAATGAATAGAATAGAAAATAAAACTTCTGGTGAATATACATCAGAAAAATCATCTCTCGATAAGCTTAAAAATCTCCCCTATATAAACATAACAGTTGTTGATAATGCTGTTATTGTTTCACCAGGAAGTATGTTTAATATCGGTGCAAGTGTTTATGCTCAAGATACAGTTTATGCTGTTGGTGCTTATGATGAAGGAAAATATGTAGTTGTTTCATCATCAGGTTTTGCAATAGAAACAGCAACTCCAGTTTGGTCTGATATCTATTCTGGATTTTATTCCTCTGGTAAAAGAGTATTAGCCAAGTTAGTGGATGACCAAGCTTTATTACTTGATGAAAATAACTATACGAGCGGTGTTGGTATGAAGATTTTCAATGATTCTATTTTTGATTATTGTAAAAATCTTTATGAGTATTATGATGTTATTCCTAAATGCACAAATCAGGATACAACTGCCCAAGGAGTATTTAGAACTGTTATATGGACAGGAACTTATTATGTTGGAGCTGGAAGCAAAGCAAAAACATCAACTGGTGCAACAACGGATTTAGAAGAGGGAATAGCATACTCAACAGATTTAATAAACTGGACTTGGTGCTCTATACCAAATAAATCTTCAACTTATGCATTTATTTATGCAATAGATACAGATGGAAATGGAAACCTGATAGCAGCAAACAATAAAACATCAACAGACCATAGAGTTTGGAAATCAACTAATCATGGAGTTACTTGGTCAGATATAACATCAACTGTTGGAGCTGCAGCAACTCAACAAGTAGATAATGTGACTTATGCTAATGGTTATTTCTTTATATTAGGTGGAGAATCAAGCTGTATTTTCTATTCATCTAATCTTACATCTTGGACAAAAGTAGCTCCTGGTATGAGAGCACAAGGTATAGCTTATGGTGCTTCAACTTATGTTATATCTGGTTCAACTACTATTTACTCCTCATCTAATCTTTCATCTTGGACTTTAAGATTGACAGTTACAAGTGGTTCATTAAACAATACAAGATTTATAAACAATACTTTTGTTACATTTGGTGCTACATCTACTGAAAGAGCAATATGGACATCAACTAATGGAACATCATTCACAGAAAATAGTGCATCTAATGCTCCAGTAGAGTTTGCAACTTGGTCTGCTTCAAGTCATGCATTTAGAGATGGAGTTTATTATGATGGTAAGTGGTGGATAATAGCAAGAGGACAAGAACTTAGAATATCAACAACAGTGACTGGAAACTATTGGTCTAAACCTTGGATTACACAAAACTGGAAAGCATATAACGATTCAAGCTATTGGCATAACTTTGATACTATAAATGAATGCAATGGAAATATAGTTATTGGATTCTATCCACAATCATCAATGTTAAAATATGGTTATTCATATGCTGTGATTCCAAAAACAAGATTTGAAAATATCACTGATTTTTAAGAGGATAATATGGAAGTAATAAGCAGAAAACATGTTCTCGTAGAAATAGACAAAGGTATAACTTTCTTTCCAGGTTCAGTCACTTGGGTCTCTTATTCCTTAGGAACCTATATGATTACATACTCCAACTACAAGGACTATCGCTCTTTTGAATATGGTTTAGGAGCATGGGGTGTTTATGATTATGGTTATACAGGAGCAGCTGAGTTAGTGGAAGCTTGTCAAGGCAGAGAACCAGTATTAAGAATAGGAACTGTCTTAGTTGATTTAATAAACTATACAAAGGTTGATTCAATAGCTGAATGCGAAGCATTAGAAAAAACATTCTATTTCGATCCTTCAACACAAATCTTATATACTCACTTTGATGATAACAATCCACCATGGGTTTATGAATCAATAACAGTAGGTGCTACAAAGGGATTTGCCAAATACGAAGGTTATTATGATGATATCTTTTATGAAGCAAAAATAGCATCTATCCCATCAGTTAAACTAACAAAAGACAGTCAATACTTTGGTGTTCTTTCTTATGATAAAGCAACAATCCAACTATTGAACAAGAATGGAGAGTTTGACCACTTTAATGAAGGAAACTATTATGGACAACAGCTAAAAATCCTTACTTCTGATTATCCAGAATATAATACTTTTGATGCTGTCTATTCTGGATTTATCGAATCATTCTCTATTGATGCTGACTTTATATCTATAACTGCAAGAGATATTCGTAAAACATTGGACCAAAAAATACCTTATTTGGTCTTTTCTAAAACTGATTATCCAAACTTGTCAGATGATTATGTTGGAAAGCCATTTCCACTTTGTTATGGCTCTTGCAAGAAAGTTCCTTGCACACCATTAGATGGTAGAGATGGACAAGCAAACTATACATTCAAGATAGCAGATACTTCACGTTATTCATTGACTTCTTGTTCAGCTGTTTATGTAGAAAACAATCCCGTCACTTTTTCCTCTTTTAGTGCAGCTAATGGAACATTCTCTCTATCCTCTTCAGTTTATAAAACAGGAAGTATTGTAACTGCTGATGTTGTTGGATATAACATAACTAATCCATTAGAGATACTTGAAGACATCTTTCTTGAATATTTTGATAAACCATTAGATGATGTTTATTATGATTTAACTCAATGGGAGGCAGTAAGAGATTCGGGGCTTCCACCTATAAATCTATTCGTAAGTGATTTTACATCAACTTCCGATTTAATAAACTTGATTGCAGCATCTATTCAAGGTTTGTTTATGATTGATAGCTATGGAAGATTTACATTCAAACTACAAGATAGAAGCGCTGCCTCAGTTAAAACTATCTATGCAAGTGAGCTGATAGAAAAACCAGCAGTAGATTACATATCTGATGAACTATTATCCTCCGTTCGTATTGGATATAATAAGAAATGGAGTCAAGAGTTAGGATATACTTGGTATTTGAATCGTGATGATGAAGTAGAAATAAGCGCTAACTATAGAAAGAAAGTAATCAAAGATTATGAAACATTACTATCAACAGAAGAAGATGCTATTGCCCTATCAGAACAAGTTATGGAAAGCTTTGGAGGAATATTCGGAACCTATACCTTCAAAACTAAAATCCACCATTATGATTTAGATATATTAGATAATATAGATATAGAGCTTTATATTTTTGATAATGGAACTTATGGAAAAGTAAAACTTGAAATCATTGGAATAGATTATGACTATTTTAATAATGAAATAACCTTTCAGGGTAGATGGATAGAGGATGTGGATGCTAATATTTCTCAAGCTAAGCTTATTCGTTCATATAGAAAGCTGTAAGATATAGTAGGTATTCTTGATCCATTGAATACCTCTCTAAAGTAGTAGGGCTCTTGCCGTTGGCAAGGGCTCTTTTTTTATTTAGAGGAGAGAAGAATAACTTATAATGTTTTCATACCAGATGAAGGAGTATTCAATGACTACAAGAACTGATTTTGGTGATAGTTGCTCAGTCAAGCACATAGTCAAGAACATTCTGATTTTGATTGCTATTATTGGTGGTGGAGCTTTTCTGATTGCTCATCCTATTTTCCTTGTTGCCCTTTCTTTGATTGGTGTTTTTATGTGGCTTAAGCCGTTCATTCCCATTGCCATTATCGTTGGCATAGTTCTTGTTATTCTATTTTAAGGAGCAACTATGATTACTAAAACTTATCGTGGCAAGTTTCATTCCAGGAGTTTGCGTTATCTTGAAATCAATCAGAATGTTCAGCGTGTTGTTCGCTATCCAGATAAAGTGACTATCATCTTTGATAACAGCTTTGAGCAAGAAGCTGATGGTATTATGGCTCGTGCAAAATATGTGGATAGCATAAAAAAAGTTGAAGAAGTTAGATAACATTTTAGAGAGTAAAGTTTTGTGTTAGAATCAAGATTAAATGGAGGTATGTATGGATGATCATGTGTTTTCTTTTAAGATTACGAGAGAGAAGTATAACGCCATAACTGGTATGGAAATCTCTCAAGAGGATTGGGAGGAACTTGTAGAAAATACCTCTAACTCAGTTTTGGATTATCTTGAAAGAGACATTTGTGAGTGGATTAGTGAAATAGAGTTTTAGAGATTTTATTTGTATGTTAGAATGATCCTATCAAGATTTGATGGAGGGTGTAGATGAGCAAAACAAAGATGATGAAAAGGGCTGCCAAGTTTAGCAACTGTAAGCAGGAATATAAGTTCGATCCTGAATATAATGCCCACATCTACACTGTTTCCAAAACAAACGAAACTTATGCATTTTATTTTGGTTTTCACAATGGTGGGTTTTTCTGCTCTTTGACTGGTGTAAAAAACAAGCTTTGTGTTCCTCATATAGATTTTGTTGATAACCCCATGGGATACAGCATTGAGAATCGCACTTTTGTAAATGAAAAAGAGTGGGTTATCAAGATTTCAAATCATTATATAACTTCAGACACTGCTTATGCTGATATTCTTTCTCTTGGTTCAGAGATTTTTAATCTCTGCCAGAAAGCTATGGAGGAAAAGCGTGGTAAGTAAAGAAACTCGGGATGCTCGCAAGAAACAAACTGCTGAGTTTTTCACACCTCCTATACTTGTAAATAAAATGTTAGACAAGTTTAATCCTGATTCTTGGCAAGAAGAAAAGACATTCTGCGATCCATCTGCGGGCAATGGAAACTTTCTTGTAGAAGTGTATCGGCGGAAAGTAGAGGTGTATAAGCACTCTCCTATAAAAGCACTTACAACCATCTATGGTGTGGAACTTATGCCTGATAATGTTCAAGAAATGAAAGATCGTCTTCTTGAGATGGCAATAAGTTATGGTGTAAATAAAAATATTGCTATGATGATTTTGAATAAGAACATTGTCTGTCATGACGCTCTCACATATGATTTTACTTTTTCATAACTTTTTTATTAAAATACAAGCATATTTAATAGTGGAAGGGGGTGAGGCAAGGTAAGGAACGGAGGTGTAAGGCATGGATTGGCAGTCACGGAGTGTTAAGTTTTGGAGAGGAGCTGGTGCGGAGTGGCAGTCGTGGATGGGAAGGGCAGGTTTGGGTTCTAAAAATCTTATACAAGGAGTTATTTATGGCTAAAGAAATCACATTAAAGACACTTGACATTCAACGGCTTAGTTTTAAGATTGTGGGTGATTCACCACTTATTATGAATCGTTTTGATGAAAAAGCAAAACGGGAAATGCTTGAAAAGCAACAGAAGAAG